TTTAGATTATCGGAGAATATATATATATTATAAAAGCTTTTTGAAACTAAATTTATGTTCAACTGCTTATGTCACCGTTATAAACAACGGATATAATTGTGATAGATTTTTCCCATTAGACCTATGCAAAGAGAGTAGTAACGATTTCGGGACAGAAGCTAAAATTTATAAATATGTAAAAAAATAATTATTTATCAAAATATGGATTATCCGTAATTTCCATTCCGCAATACTGTTCTGGATTTTTACTATAGTCTACCGGATTATATATATTTAAGTTTACCGCTTCCCCTAATAAGAATCTAAAATTATTCCAAAACTCATCAGTATGTCCTATACTTTGGCTAGCTATATGTGATAATTCGTGTATCGCAACAAATAAAAGCGTATTATCATCAATAAGTTTCCCCCCTACTTTCTTTGTGTCTAAACAAAATGCTAGTTTTTCCCCTTTATTGAGACTATATGCGGTATATTTGCTCGTTGGAAGTGTTTCTACTATATTATTCGAGTTATAACCAGTCACAAGTCTTTTTATATTGTCTCTTCCTGGATACTTTTCTTTACAATGATTAACTAACTGTTTTAATTTTTTATTTGTCCTCGCTAATTTATCCGCCGCTAAAGTTAATTTACTTCTTTCACGGACACAATACGTATCCCCGTCTATATTTGATATTATACATTTCAAGTTAAAGTGTTCTGTGTTTACATAAATTTTTACACTAATAATAAATAATAATAATATTAGTAAGCTACCAATAATATTTATTTTCATATAATTTAAATAAATATTATTCCTATATATTATAATTTAATTACCTATCTCGAAGTTCTTTCTTTCTGTGTCCGGAGGAATGGTAGATTGTGCCCACGGACCTACAGAAGCCTGTGGGTTAATTGGCTCAGACCTTAACTGTAAATTGGCATTTCTCAATGAGCCACTAACTGTATTGATTCCCATATTATGTCCCGCCTTAAGTAGTTGAACGTTATTCAAATTGTCTACATCATTTGGTGCAAAATTATTAAAAGCCCCCCCTGCGTTTTTGGGCAATAATTCGCTCGCATTTACATCTGATACACTTTTCCCACAATTTCCGCTTCCATTTACCTGAGGACCACTATACCCTGATACCGGCGCACCAACTAAATCGTCTGAACCATTATCCAATACATTTCCACCAACGACTTGGGTCGTTTTATGTTGTTCTTGGTTTTCGTATCCAGACATAGATTGCCCCATACGTTTACTTTGATTACATAAAACAACCGCTAAAGCAATAACACCTACCAACATTAGAACATTTGACATTGACATTTTTTTACATATTTCGTTAATGTTTTTCATTAAATCTTTCATCAAATTCATTTATATACAAACGAGTGATAAAATTTTTTTAATCTTTCTCCTAAATTCACTATTTAATAATTTTATATTATCTCATTATATTCTCTATCCTTATCCTCATGTTCTTCGTCTTCATCTTCATCTTCATCTTCTTCCGTGGATGAATCGATTTCGTCAAGTAGATATTTATTTTTGATAGCATTTGCTTCTAAATATGCTTCAATTGCTTCTTGTCTTAACCCTTTTGCTTTTCTTCTAGCATCCCTATATATTTCAAAATAAATATCATCCTGCGATTTTAATCTTATCTCATCCTCTAAATCATTTACATCTAACTCCACTTCTTCTAAATTATCATTCTTTTCTTCTAAATTATCTTCTCTCAATTCATGAACCCCCTCATCACCCAATTCTTTATCATCATTCACTTCTCTTTGTTCTTCATGTAAATCTTCTTCTTCATTCTCCTTAAATTTATCTTGTATTACTTCCAATACATCATTTTTGTCTTCATCTTTATCTTCCTCTACTTGCTCCAGGGGTTTTATCGGTACCGAATCCTTTCCCGATTCCTCTACATCTATTATTGGTTCAATATCTAAATGTTCCTCTTCTGCTATGTTTTCAGTTTGGGAAGTGTCTCTATCTATAGACACATCCTTATTTTCTATGTTATCTACATCCTTTATTGGATGTTTGATTCCTTCAATTAAAAATGTATTTTCGAGATTAATTTTATCTACAAAAACCATTATTTGACTTAATTTTACACATATTTCAAAAGACCTTGCCGAAAATTTTATTCCCTCTAAATAAACCAAAGGAACTATATTACTATTTTCATCTAAACTATCGATTGATAATACGGATTGCTCTTCGTTATAAATCATACATTTTATTTTATCCTTTACCACTATAAATTGTGTCCTAATTAATATGTTTTTACCAGACTTATATGACCGCGTAATAGGTGTCGTCATTGTTTCTAAATCATCGTCGCTTATATCCATATCAAACCAATCTTTCTTTTTGTCCTTAATTTTATCCAGAATTATTGTCTCTAACTTCTCTATCCAATCTAGAAATCTTTCACTCGACAAACGCTCGTAAAGTAGGTCGCAATATTTACCCCTTTGAGTACTAACTACACCTTGTTTCATTTGACATTCTGGAAATTGGATATACGTTGGTTTACCATCACAAAGTAATTTAGAAAAAAATGAACCTCCCTGAATGGGTATAGGACTAGTAAGTTGAATATTATCTTTCGGGATTGATTCTTTTATTTTGAGTAGATGCATTATGTAGTAATAATAAAAATTTGTTTATATATTTAAAAATTAAATATATAATTTATTTATGACAAATAAATTATCACAAATATGTTTAGATTTGCTTAATGACCCAACAATAAAGAATAATATGAAAAAGATGATTACCCCTCTCGTAGAGCCTATTTTAGACGAAATATATCCATACATTTATATATCATTAACTTTTGTTATAATAAGTTTTTTATTACATTTAGCAATATTAATAATCCTAGTGAAAAAATTCACATTAAGGAATTTATAATTCATTAAAATAATAATATTCGTTTAATATATAAGAATGTCTCACGGATTAGAATTAGAATCGGCCCCCGTTGGTAATTCGTGTAGTGCCGGTGGTGGGAGGAGGGGAGGAAGGCGCAAGCATAAGTCTCTTAAGCATAAGTCTCACAAGCATAAGTCTCTGAAGCATAAGTCTCTTAAGCATAAGTCTCATAAGCGCAAGTCTCATAAGCGTAAGTCTCATAAGCGTAAGTCTCATAAGCGTAAGTCTCATAAGCGTAAGTCTCATTAAACGGGTATGTAAATTATTTTATATTTCCAATATATATAAATGGCGCGAAAAGGAGCAAAGAGATGTTCTAGAAAATCTACCAAGACTCGAAGACAAAGAGGCGGTCATGTTTTAAAATACCTACTACCTTTTATGTTTATAAAAGCGAATAATATGATTGCTAAAAAAGCAAAAAAAACAAGAAAGACCAAAAGAAAAAGCAAGAAAAAGTAGATTATTTAGGGAATTGAGTTTAGATATATTATAATAATATTTAGATATATATTATTATATTAATTTAATGAGTTTTGAAGAACATATTAAGGAGTGGGTATCAGCAGATAATAAATTAAAAATATTAAATGATAAAAGTCGGGAATTAAGAACGAATAAAAATAACATAACAAACCACATTCTGAAATTTGTAGAGACGAATAAGTTAAACGAAGCAAGTATAAATATATCAGATGGCAAATTAAAATTTGCATCAGTAAAACAAACCGGAACAATAACTTTGAAACTTGTAGAAAATTGTTTAAAGGATTGTTTAGAGAACGAAGAATTAGTAGACAAGATAATGACGCATATAAAGGATTCTAGGGTAAGTAAAGAAACACTAGATATAAAAAGAAGTTATTTTGACAAATAAAAAGTAGCCATAAAATATATGGATCATTCTAATTTACTAATAAAAAATATCTTAAAGGGCAATGATGATTTAAAAAAATTTAGTGATTTATTTTCAAATAGCAATTCTTTAGCAATACCCTTTGGTTTAGCAATATCCAAAGAACGTATTTCGAAAAATAACAATGAAAAGTATTTGAAAAGTGGCGAAGTAGATAATTCCCTATTTGAGAAGTTAGTAAATTTAATATCAACCGATAATTACAAACCGAAGGTATCGATTAAGGACAAGGTATTGTCTTATACCGGCGGCAAGCAAAATACAAAAAGGAATAAAAGATGTAGGAAACTTAATAAAAGTAGAAAGATGTAGGAAACTTAATAAAAGTAGAAAGATTTAAATATAAATATAAATATAAATAATCATAATAGTCTAAATATTAATATTTATATAGATTTAATTATGGATGATACTAGAGAATGTATGGTATGTCTTGATAATAATTTAGATATTGAAAATGATTTTGTAATCGACGATTTATTACAAGACCATACTAGCACTTCCCCAAAGGGTGGTTTAATTGAAATTGTGGAGATGGTGAATTTATATAAAGTATGTTCTTGTAAATTCTTTATTCACCCAGAATGTCTACTAAAGTGGTTAGAGACTTCGCCTAGCTGTCCTCTATGTCACAACGAATTATTTATTATTGATAATATCTCCGTTCGCTCTACTAATTCGCGCGAAACCGATACTCATCCTGAAGCGGTACAATACCCTATACCTGATATTCGAATTCGTGGCCACGTTAATAATGCGAATTTAGAGCCTGCGAATAATAATACAGAGCCGGAGAATAATAATGAGGATTCGTGTATATATAATCGTTGTTTAAGAATAATTACCTATCTGTGTTGTTGTTTCTCACAGACAGTAGAACGAAATCGGGTAAGAGATTTTCAAAATATACATGTAATAAATCAAAATCAAAATATAAATGCTAGAAATCGAAATATAAATGCTAGAAATCGAAATATAAATGTTAGAAATCAAAATAGACCCGATATAAGAGTATCCGGAAATGTACGCACCTTTAATAACGCCGTATATAATAATCGCCATGTTAATTTGGCAAACCGACTAAATATGAATCGTCCGCGTATAAATGAAAGGGACGGGGTTCAACTATAAATAATAATTTTTTTATAAAATTATTATTTATAATGTATCAATTTACTATTGGTTTAATTGTTGGTGTTTATGTTGGAACCAACTATAATTGTAAGCCTATATTAGATGATATATCTAAATATGTGAAACAAAATCTTCCTAAAGAGAAAGACTAAAATAAATTCGAAAATGATAGAACACTCCAAGATTTACTATTAAAAGGTGATATAATCATTTCATTTAGCTGTTCCTTATATTTAGATACCTTCTCATCAAATCTTATTTCTTTTTGACCTTTAGGATAAAGCGAACTATTTTGCATTAACATCGTCGAATCCTCATTTATTGTTGGTTTATAACCAAAACAATTTGCACCAAATTTCATATTTGGGTTATCTATGTAACCACCATTTATTCCCGGCCTTCCACAGTCGTGTTCGTGTCCTTCTATTTTTTGTAATTTACTCCATTTCTCATACTGGGTTGGGTAAAATATCATTTGGTCTTCGCTCCAACCGTAACCACACCAATCCGCACCTGTATCTAATGCGTCTTTCATTTGTTTGTAGTCTGCTAATTTAGACCCATACGCCTGGCATATAGCCCTCGCATCATTATATGTATATTTATTATTTGGAATATGAAATACTTCCTTTTCTAGTTTTAATTGTTTACCGTCATCATCATTGCCGCTCTCGTTATCATTCTCATTATCATCCCCCGAGGGTCTACCATCAACCCTAATATCTATCTCCGCATCGCCACTAAAAATATTCGTTATATCTGCCGCAATTTTATTATTAGATAAATAGTCTACTCCATTTAATAAAAGTAATATAATAAATAACGACCATAACATTATTTCTAACGCCGATATCTCTTTCGTTATACTCTCTGTTCCGGAACCTAATATATTTCCTCCTAAAGATGAAAATAATGAATAATATATAATTATTATTATCACCAGTATACTGATTACTATTGGATTCATATTCATATCGCCAAATATATTATTTGAGTGCGGAATTCCCGATATTGGATTTAAATCAACATTCATTATATATAAAAATGTTATTTTATTTTACGAAAGAATAAACAGTAAGCTTCTTTTGATATTACTTCTTCTTCATTTATATTCGTTACATTTGTGTCATTATAATTATACCATTTCTCGTTAGCATTCTTTACATTTGCCGTATAATGACCGCCTCTACTTCCACCTGAATGATTACACACACCATATAATTTATACTTATAACTCGCTTTACGATATCCATTCACATATTTTGATAAATCTAACGACGTGAGTGGAATATCGATTACTTTATGATTCTTATTACCGTTCATATTCCATCTTTTTAGGTCAATTATTAAAATATTCGGCAAACTCCAAAAAACAATCCCTCTTTTCACATCCTGTTTCTCCTTTGTTTTATCATTATACCAAGCATTCTCTCCCATCATATCTTCCTTTTTACAATATAAATCTAAACAATCCATTATACTTGGATTCGGTATGTCCGGAATAGATAAACTAATTACTGAAAATGGTTCCGGCGTAATACTTAGGTTTTCTGTTGTATTCTTACAGGATATCACCGATATATGTATTCCATAAAATAGATCTAATATCTCCGAGTATTCCTTTTTATACATATTTTTCATCATTTCATAACAAGTTTTGGCTAACTTATCGGTTTTATTTACGATAGATCCTTTAATCACCATGTCTACCTCTCGCGCTATTGAATTATGAAACGATTCTATTAAAAATAATATAAATTCTTGAACGTCATTCTGTGCGTAACCACTAAAAATCTCCCTATCTTTTAGTAAAGCTACCTTTTGAACCGACTTTACAAATCCCCATGGTGCTATCGTACAATTATCACTCCACATCAATGTTCTTAATTTCTCCCACTCTAACAGTAATACCGAATCAGATATGTTATTTACTTTACTTTTTAAAGACGTCTCTTGTAATAAATGACTAAATTCATATGTATGAGATAATACTTGTAAACACGAATTTAGATAACAAGAGTTGCCACAATTTGCCAATCCTGTTAATCCTTTATCCCTATATTCTCCAAATTTATTATCTACATATGTATCCATATTTGTTTATTTTATATTAAATGTTATATTTAAACACATTTAATATATTATACTATTATACTATTATAATGGACCAAGAAATCGCACAATATTTTCAATTAGTAAGTTTATCTAGAAATACTATTAATAACGCATTGTCTATAATCCGAGAACAAGAACGCTCCCTACGAGACATTATTAATATGAGGATAAATCACAACCCATCCACCCGGAATTATTACCAAAGTTTTATGAACAGAAATACCCCTCCCGAACCTACCGAAAATCCTTTCTATGATATACCTAGAAATTATACCTCTACCCCTTTTAACACTCGCCGGATACCTCACCCCCCCCGGAACTCTACTACTCAAAATTATAGAAGCTCACCCCCTCGTTATCCAGAAACTATCATAAATTATGACAATCTATCACCTGTTAGAGTTGCCCCTACGTTAGAACAACTCGCTCTTGGTTCTAGAGTAGTCCGGTTTGATGAAATCGAAAATCCCGTAAACACAGAATGTCCTATTATAAGAGACCCTTTTGGTGAAAGCGACCGAGTTACCCAAATAAATCATTGTTCCCATATATTTTCTACCGCATCATTTAACCGATGGTTTAGAAATAATGTTACTTGTCCTGTATGTAGACACGATATTCGAAATCCTAATCCTAATACTAATCCTAACCCTAATCCTAACCCGAATCCTAATACTGACCCTAATCCTAATCCTAATCCTAACCCGAATACGAATCCTAATACTAATCCT